GCCCGCGGGCAATGTAGGCCGTCATAAACCAACCCGTCGCTTAGGCGCGTTGTCGGGGCGCCCGCGGCTTTTATGTAACTAACAGGATAGTCTGTCGCCGTCGCTTGGGCGCCGAATATCCACCCGCAAACGCGACCGTCGCCGGCATAGGAGTCGACACCGGGTGCACTTCCGAAACCATAGCGCACGGTTTTCGTTTCAATGCTCGCGCGGGTGTCTGCCATGGCGGCGTGAAACCAACCGTTGCCGAGGTAACGAAAATAGGGTTCGTCGATGCCTGTCAATTGCGTGAGGACGCCGTTCGATAGATCAAACCAACATTCGGCAGTGCCGTCGACGGTTGAGTATATTTTGATGTAAAAGTGCTCGCGCCCCGATGGCTTGACGAATATGCCCGCTGTATACGTGTCGATTGCTGTGCCGATTTGGTCTTCTAAATACTGGCGCCCCGTTGTTGCACTTTCGGTTATCTTGCAACCGTTGAGTTCGTTGTTTGGCGCGAGGGTATCGTTTAGGTCGCGTGTGATATTCAACGCAAACCATGCGGCGTTCGTGAAGTCCTCGGAATAGGTGAACAGATTTGTGTGTTGCGACTCCGGAAAGTATCCGGACTTGTAACGCAGGTGTTTATCGGGTCTCTTTTCGAATCTTGGCCATCGCGCACCGACGGTGAATATCTTTTGACCGCCGTCTTTGCCTTGCTTTTCGAGAGTCGCAACGGAGTTTCTTAAAAAACTTTGTGTCGGGGCTTTTTTGAATACGGGGGCCCATGTGCCGTTTAGCTTCGCATAACGGTCCTCGGCGACGGCGGCTTGCAAGTGCGTGTCGAGCCAAGCGTTGCGTATCCATGCGGCGGCATATACGACTTGCGTCTCGGATAGATAAACACTGCCGATGCCTAGGGGTTGCCCTGTGTTCGTTGCTGTAACTATGGCCGCATTTGAGATTGGGCTTCCGACGTTTGTATTCACATAAGCGACAGAACTACCCGCTCTATGCGCAAACACGATAGCATGATACCAAGTATAAGGGTTCAATCCGGTCGCAGTGCATGTTGCTGAAGCGATAGCCCCATATCTGAGCTGAAAATTTAGATTTGTGCCGTTCGTGTATAGCAAATAGCCGCCGGCGGCGCTCCATTTCGCGACGATTGCGGCGGTTCCTGTTAGCGCCCCCGTGCGAAAATACGTTTCGATGATTAGATCTTCAGTAGTGACATCTGCAAAGTCGTTGTCGTCTGCTACCCAACTTCGCGATGAATCGCCGGTTGCGGCTTGGTCGCTGCTTATTAGAGGGGTGTCTAGCGCGACTATCCCACCCGACCCTTGCCCGGTTAGATTCTGCCCGAGTGTCGCAGTCCACAGCCCCGTTGTCGCGTTTTTGCCTTCATACCTAAACGTCGGCAATACGGTGACACCGTTTATATTCAAATCGGGCGTTAGGGCGGCAATACCGCCGACCGAGCCCCCGATGTCGGCGAGGTCGACGTCGCCGCGTCGGCGGCGTTTAAACGGGGGGTAGGGTAGTATACCAGGCATAGCGCGCCCTCGCGTGTGTCTCTGTTGCTGTCTCGTCGTGCCGTCGTTTCTTTACGGTCCGCGTCGTTACCGTATCGGCTGTTTCGTCACCCATAGCGAGCCGTCAGCCTCGCTTGTGTACTTTATACAGCTAGCCCGCGTGTGTTTTATGCTGTAATAATAGTGGTCCTCGGCCTCATTATGCGGGTGGTGCGAGGCGACCGCGGCATCTACGGCGGCGTCAAACACTAAATGAAACTTGACGCTCCCCCAAAACTTGTAGAGTTGGCCCGGTTCGAGCGTAATATCCTCGGCCGTCGCGAGTAGGTCGATTTTTTGTGTCGCTCCGTCCTCGATGGGATTAAACGCGCGTTGCACGCGGGTGTCTGCCCTCTCGCTCTCGACGGCTGGGTTAAACGATGACATTGGTCGGCCCCCTGTATCTCAATCGGTCATGGTTCAAAATGCCAACGACCTGTAAATACCGTCGTTGCTCGTCGTCGTCATGAATATGTTTCTATGGTCGGCGGTCATTCCGGCATAGACATAGTCGCCGACATTGAGGTCGCCAGGCCAGTGCGTTTTCGGCGTCGTTGGGTTGATTAGGTCGAGGGCGAATCCGAGGCCGCCCCCGATAGTCGTAGCGAGCACCCAACCAAACGACGGCGACCATACAATATCTTCGTAGGAGGTTATGAGGCTATTGTCTCGCGAGGTTACCACCGAGCCCCATGTTGTGCCGTCGCTACTTCGATATATGGTCGTCGAGTTGCCTACGACAACCCAATGGCCTTGCACCGAATCGTACGCGACGCCGGTCAGAGAGCCCGCGTCGTTGATTCGGCGAGTCCACCCGACGCCGTTCGAGCTCGTTTGTATTTCGCCATTGTCGCCGGCGGCGACCGCGAAGTTTTCCGAGCACACGACCTTGCGGAAAGTGCTCGCATAGCTCGAACCCGCGGTTCGTGCGACCCATGTTACGCCGTCCGCGCTAGTCTGTATCGTTCCGGAGTCGCCAACGGCGATCCAATAGCTCGTGCCGAGGCCTGTATCTTCTAACCATGCCACGCTCCGAAACGTACCGGAAAAGCCGCCGGCGGGTGTTTGCTTCGTCCAACCGCTCGCCGTAGATCCGGCGGTTTGTATCTCGCCGCCGGTGCCGACGAGGCACCATTGCGAGAGTGTCGGCGACCATGCGGCACCATAAAAAGTGCCGGTGTAACCGCCCGCGGCGCTGGGTGCGTACCACCCGCCGCTACCGTTTAGGCTGACTAAAATGGCGCCCGATGCGCCGGCGGCGACGACATAGGGTGTGATCCCCCCGGGCACACGCTCTCGAACCGCTATCCCATAATAGGTCGCCGCGGTGGCGTTCACTTGCGTTAGATTGGCACCCGCAAGCCGTCCGGTGATGAATCGCAACACTCGCATCAATTGGTGATTGTCCGCTTTGACAAGCGAACCCTCGAACGCCTCGATTGGCCGACACAATTCTTCCTGCACCGCGTTAAACCAGTCGTCGGTCGTCGCCGTGGCGGGTATGCCCGCGGACGGGTCACCCTCGGTGTATCCGTCTTTTCCGGTGCCGAACGTATCCGGCTCGGCGCTAACACTGTCTATTCGGTGCATTGTCTATGCTCCCTGGCGCGGGTGCGCCTAACTAATTTGCAAACCAGACCGCGTCGTCGCGAGATAGCGGCCATCCCATACCATGGCTCGGGCGAGGGCGGTTGTCGTGATATCTTCCCACGAGTTCGGGTCGGTCGGGTCTTTTGTGCGCCATAATTTGCTTGCGTTGTATGTGTACCAATGGTGCGCCGCATAGGTCACAGAGTATGCCGTCGAGGTGAATAGCGTCGTCGTGCGTCGTGTCCAAGTGAGGCCGTCGGGGCTTGTTTGAATCTCGCCGCTATCGCCTACGGCGACCCAAAGGCCGTTGCCGAAATGGACATCGCGCAAGCTGCCACTGTAGCCCCCCGGCGCTCGCTGCGTCCAAACAGACATCGAAAATTCATTTGCGGTTTGAATCTCGCCGCCGGTGCCGACGAGCACAAATAGCCCGCCGGCGAATCCGGCCCCGTAAAATATGCCGGAGTACGAGCCGGCCGGTGTCGGTTTGGTTATTGACGCCCCATTGGCGGTTATAACCTGAATCCCGCCCGAGGTGCCCGCGGCGACGATTGTCCCATTGCTGTTATGTGCGCAGCAATACAGATCACCGACATAAGAAAACGCGGTTACCGAACCCGGGAAAGTCAACCCTTCGTCGTCTGAAAAGCGCATCGCTGGCGCGGTTGCGCCGGGTCCGTCGCCAAAGACCCACCATCGAAAATTGAACGTGTCGTAACAGGTTGCGCGCAACGTATCGGTAATCGGTATAGCGATAGTCGCCGCGCCGTCCAATAGGTCATAACGGTTGCCGTTGAAGCCACTGCCATAGACTCCGACAGCAACCCATGTGCCGCGAAGGTTCGTGTCGATTGCATAGTTGTTGACCGCACCCGAGGCGATCCAATCCTTTGCAATCCATTGGATCAAAAGCACGCCATGGGCGGGAAAAATCCGCGTCAAAAGCCACTCGACGGCGAGGTCGATGGGGCCGCCATAGTCGTAGGATTCAAGGTGTAAACGCCGGGTGTATTGCCATTCCGACTGTGTTAACGAGTCGCCGGCGGGAGACCCGGCGACGAACGGGTCGAATGTTTCCCAATCTTTCCACGAATACCAGCCGGTCGGCCCGATAGCGTCGATGCGCGCCTCTATATTGGGTTTTGACGGCGGTCCGAGCCCGAGCAAATGCTCGGCGAGTGCCGCACGCCTATCGTCGTCTGTCGTCGGCGGGTTCGGGTTGTCGCCGGGTAGGCCCGTGATACGCTCCCAGTCGTCGAGCAATTCGTCGGTGGTGCGCGGGTCCGCTTCCTCGATGAGCTCGGCGGCCTTAGCCTCAATGCGACTGAGCTCGACGCCGAGCGCATCGACAAACGCGAATAGCTCGGTGTCCTCGTCGCGTGGCCACGCCGGACCTTGCGGCAACAGAGCAAATAGCAGGTTTGTATATTTCGTCGTCGGCGGCATGAGTTAAACCCAACTAATCGTGCCGAGCGTCGTTATGTATCCGGTCGCCTCGACGATATCGGCGGTGGGCGAAACAAGCGTGTGGTCTTCCTCGCCGGCGGCTCGCGAAATGGATTCGTCGATCTGTGATAGCAGTATGCTTCCCCCGGGTGAGCTTCGTCGCCGCAACAAATCTAGCAACTCGGCCTCGACCGCGGCTCGAATCGCGGCGGTGTCCGGAGTGATCGAAATGCTCGGATTCATAGGGCTCGCAATGGGCGCGAGTGCCGTTACCACGGTATCTATCGGGGCGTATGACTCCAACAGGGTTTGCATCGAGGTCACGGCGCCGGCCGAGGGTATTCCGTCGGCGGTGGCGTCGTCGGTCATAAATCGGACGAGTACCGTACCGGCGCCGAGCCCGCGCGGGTACTCCCATGCGCGGGTCGTCGTGGCTTGGGTCATTGCCCAATAAACATAGTCGCCAGGCCCGCCACCGGTCGGCATTGTTTGGACGCGGAGTAAGAGGCGGGCGAGAAGCGAAGCGTTTGTTTCAACGTCCGTGCCGTTGTAAATACCCGGGTCTTGCACAACGGCGGGCCCAAAAATGCCGGCAACCGGGGCCGATAGTTCGAGTTCAGTTGCCGCATCCGTGTTGCCATCGATGCCGGGCTCGACCGCCTCGACGGGTATCAGTGCGGTGGCGGGCGACACACCGATGGTGCCAGCGCTCGTCGAGATGAATTGCACACCGTCGGCTCGGTCCCATATTGTGCCAAGCGGCACCGGGGATAGAGGCACACCGGATACTTGCACTATGCCCGCGGCTTTAGTCGGCGTCTTTGGAAAAACGCCCCAAAAGGCGGCCCAACGTTTCATGAAGTCGTCGGTTGCGCGGTCGGGGATAATTTGGTCCCCCAAAAACGCGATATGGCCATGCATGCCATGCGAAGCGCCACCGAGGGCGAGCGCAAACGCGCGTTCGGGAGTGCGGCGCAATCGGGCATCGGCGCCGGGTAGGTTGCCCTCGATGTCGTTTTGGACCCGGTCGATAAGGGTCGCGAGTGTCGGTCTGCTTAAACTCATAGGGCAAGCTCACCTTCCCAAACGGTTTCCCACCGGCCGTCTTGAGTTTGAGGGCGCACCATACGTACGGCGAGCGCGATTGTTTTCGGTGACTGAAACTCGGATTCGACATCGATACTTGCCGCAATCCCGTCGTCGACAAACCATTGCAGCGCATCGGCCGCATATCGACGGGCGTCCGCAATCGTTCGGGGTGTCGCGTTACGTCTTTTTAGAGTCCACAGACGGGAGCCCCATTGGTCACCGGATATAAAAGCGAACGCGTCGCCCCAATATCCTCGGCGTTGGTCAATTGCGCGTTCGTCTGTGTCGCGCGCCCGTTGGTCAGTGAACAGAGACAGTATTACAGCGGAGCGCAATTCGGCGCCCGAGAGCAAATTTTTGCCATTGCGGGCGAGGTCGCCACGCGAGGTTTGATTATCGAAGTCGAGCCTCATAACCATTATTCGGCCTTCACCTTCTCGGCCGCGCTCGACGCGGGTGCAACCGTCGCGGCGGGCCATTGGGGATGAGCGAGTATCGAGGCCTTTAACGCGGCTCCCCCGTCCGTTGGCGCGGGTACGCCGGCGGTTATGGCGGCGACGATGCCGTCGACCCAAGTTTTGATATCACTGTGCGCTTGGTCGACTTTTGCGGCGAGTGCGACGAAGTCCGCGGCGCCGGCGAGCTCGACTGTGCCGTCGGCGGCCTTGCATCGCACGCGTATCCCGTTGGTCTTTTCCCATAACGCGACATCCCCCTCGGCGAGTATCGAGGTAGGCCGCGTTGTGCGGTCCATTATGCAGACGACGGCGCCGTGGGATCTGTCGCCGCCGAGCGATAGAAACAAGGCCTCGGATCCCGTCGAGGGGCGGGACGTGAAGCCATAATTTTCCCACCGTTCGATCTCCGAACGGAGTTCGTCGGCCAATAGCGAAACTTGGACAATTTGCGCACCCGCTGTGTCTTGTAACGCCTCGACGACGCCGCGGGCTATCATGAGTCGCACGCGGCGCTGTATCGGTGCGATCACGCGGCGCACAACGCTCGCCATATCTGACCGCATTAGAGCCATGAGTCAAACCCCCCTCGTTTTTTCTTGGGTGGCGCGAGCGGTTCAATTGTCAGTGCGGCTGGATTGGCGAGCTCTAGATCGGTCGTGGTGCCATTTTCGGCAATAGACAGAGTCGTCGCAACGATGAGCAACTCGCCCTTCAATCGGACCCGAGGGTCGTCGATGTCGACGAGCATATTCGGCGCCCATAGATACCCGTCGCGATGCTCGGCCCCGTACGTTTTGACAGCCGCGCGCCTCGATTGGCCGGCGCGATAGGTCCGCTCCCAGTCGGCGCGTTTTTGCAGCGACGCGCCGGTTTCCTGTGCCTCGGCGATGAGCGTTAAGGGGCGGTACCGTCGGACATCCGGGTCGGTCGCTTTTGCACTGACCGCGGCGGCGTTCGCGCCGAAAAAGTCGTCGGTGCCCGCGACTTGGGTTTTGATGGTGTATTCAGAGTAGCGCTGTTCGGCGGATATCTCCGACGAGCTTTCGAGGATGTTGACCCGGTACTGCAATTTGGTGCCGGCGCGTTCGGTGCCGGCGCGGGTGAATTGGACATCGCCGAATTCGTCTCCCACGGCGAGTACACCGCGCATACGAGCGAGCCGTTGAATCGCCTCGTTTGCGCTCTCGCCCTCTTGTAGAGTGAACACAGCGAAGGGTGCGCCGAGGTCGACGTCGGATCCGCACGCGATGCCGAACGGGGCGGCGATATCCGTGGCAATGGCCAGTAGGCCTGTGCGACGCCATTCGCCGGGTTTGGTGACGGCCGAGCACTCGATTAGGTCGAGCGTTTTGCTGCGTCCGGTCACCGTTATCAGAGTGTTAGTCGCCGACGATTGGCTTCGAATGGCGTCGATATATCCGGTGAATTCCCTGCCGTTCTTCCACAATATTTGAACGGTATCGCCCTCGACGAATGGCGTGTTTTGGCCCGCCCATGCGTCCCACAATTGCACGGCGAACGAAGGGGCGAGCGATTCCATGTCGCGACGCAATTGTAGCGCGAGCCATTGTTTGAGGTCGCGATCGGCGAACCTCAATGCGACGTCGTTGGCGTTAGCCATCGGTCACAACTCGCAGTGGTGCGCCGCCCGGCACAAAACCCGGGTGTTGCACGTTGTTGCGCAGAATGATTTCTCGGTCGCGCGTCGGGTCACCATAGAGCTCATAGGCGACGACTAGGGCCGGTACGGAGGCGCTAGGCGTGTAATCGGCCAAGGCGGGTAGGTCGACCGCCACTCGGGCGAAATGGCGGTTCAGCGCGACGCGTAGGTCCACATAGGCGGCATAGGCCGCGTCGTTGAATTGGGTCGTCGACGCTAAATAGCTGAGTTGCGCGGCGAGTTCGTCTCGAATCGCTTCGGCTTGGTCGGCGTCGTCGAATTCGAGTGCGGCAATTTGTCGCACGACCTCGGTTGTCACCGTCACCCGAAACGCCTCGATGAATGCCGCTCGGTTGTCGGCCTCCAATTGTCGGGTTGGCGTCGTGACGGGGATCTCGGGCTCTTGGTCGCCAAAAATATATGGCCCGGTTGCGAATGTCCCGTCGACCTGCGCGCTAGGGGGCGGGTCGCCCTGGCCTTGGGCGATTTCTAAAGCTCGATTGGTGCCGGCGAGGTCGCGAGCAACGGACATAAGCAATGCGGCTTTTTGGGCCGGGGCGGTGCGCCCCCCGCGAACGGGTGACAGCTCGGCGGCCGTGACGGTGGCTTGTGTGGCGATGAGACCGGCGGTCGAGGCCGTGGTGCCGGTTGTGACACCGCCACCGCCAACAAGATTGATGACTTGGCCGACGGCGTTTTGCACCGTGTTTATCGCGCCGACAACGCTTGCTACGACGGATTTCAGGCCATTAACGAGCGCGACCGGGGCGAGGATAAGCGAGGCCGCGGAGTCGGCGAGTGCGTCGATTTGCGCGGCGGTGTCTGTGACGATAGAGAGCGCCGACTCGATGTCTCCGCGGACGGCGTTTATCGCCTGTGTTGCGCGCGATATCGAGGCGACTATCGAGTTTCTGACATCCTCGATAGTCGAAAGCACGTCGAATTCCTCGTCGAATGACTCGACGATCGCTTCGTCGAGGGCGTCGGCGGCGACGACGAGCTCGGCTTGTGTGTCGGCCTCGACGGGTTCGACCTCGACGGCCTCATACCGCACCGCGCGAAATGAGATCAGACACATCCCCCCGTTCGCGGTTGTCTCAGATATGCGCGCGGGATCGGGTACGGTGACTTCGATTTCCCCATACCATGGGTGCACTAGGGTGCCGGGGCCGGGTTGCTCTAACGCATTGAGCAAGCGGTCGCGGTCGAGGTCGTAATCGGGTCCGACGAGCAACGCCTCGACGCCGAATTCGCGAGCGGCGAGGCCGATATCTTCGAACACGGGGGCATTTCGACCGGGGATGTCATGGCGCACTGTGCGGCGGCCGACAGACAACGTCGAGCCTTGGGCGAAAAACCCAACGCCTCGAAATGAGCCTTCGTCGCTATAGGTGTCATACCACGGCATCAATAAGCCCCCGACATAGCGACGCCGGTGTCGACTTGTAGGTCCACCGGGCCGCTTGCATCGAGGCCGCGCACCCGAGCGGTGGTGCCCTCGGGTGTTTCGACCTGCAATCGGATAGTGCCATTGACTTGGCTATTAGCGCCACCGCCGAACCCGAGTACACCGGCGGCCTCGGTCGCAATGTCGGCGGCCCCCCCGGCGATTCGTCGGCCTAGATCCGCAACGGGGCTCAATACGTCGCCAATAGCACCCGAGGCGTTAGCGCCGGCGGTCGCGAGTCCGGCAAACGGGTTGACGGCCGCGGCGCCGGCGGTCATGAGGGCTTGCACGACCGGGTTGTCGCCGAGTCGGACTATAGCGGCGAGGGCGTCCTCGACGGCGGTTGTGACGGCGGTCCAAACGTCAACCAGGGTTGACTTGATGCTATCCCAATTCTCGGCGACGAGTTTGCCCGCGTAGGCGAGCCCCAATAGGGGCGACAACAGAATGGCGACCGGTGCGAGAAGCGCCGCCACGGCGATTTTTGCGCCAATTGAGGCGTTTTTGAAGCGCTCCCATGCGGCGGTCAGAGAGTCCCAATTCTGTACGAGCCACACGACGGCGGCGACCGCGGCGACTATCGCAACGACGATAAGCCCGATGGGATTCAACACAACGGCGAGCGCGAGTCGAGCCATCGCGGGCAACACTCGGGTGACGATTGTAGCGGCGAGTCGGCCGAGCCACATAACGGCGCGAGGTATCGCCGTGGCGGTCATTTTCGCGAGTTGTGCGGCTGTGAGCTCGACGCCGAACGCGAGCGCGATAAACCCGGCGGTGCCGGCCAACGTTGCGACGGTGAACAGTATTGCGGCGAGGGCCGTAGTGAGAGCCGCGACGACTCCCACGGTGATCATGAGTGCCGTCGTCAATCGGGGGAACCGCGAGGTGAGGGCGGTTATCTCAACGAAAAAGTCGCGAGCGATGGCCCGCGCGGCATCGAGGGTCGGCGCAAATGCCTCGCCGAATGAGATTTGCGCCCCGTTTATTGCGGATTGGAGCTCTAACGCCGCGTTGCGGCTCGTCCCTCGCATGGTGGCGGCCAAGCCCTGTAGCGCGCCCTCCGACTCATACACGCGCGTTGTGAGGCGTTCTATGGTGTCGGTGCCAAGGGATTGAATGAGGGTGGCGACGGCCGGCGCGGCCTCTTGGCCGAATATCCGGTCGAGCACCGTCAACCGTTTGACGTCTGTCAAAGGCTCGACGGCCTTTTTGATCTCACCTAACAGACGAAGCGGTGTCTTTAGCGCGCCGTTGTCGTCGGGGCTTATTTGCAGGAAGTCCAGCGCTTTCTTCCCCATTCGTTTGGGGGCGGCGAGGCGCTTTAGAATGGCGTTTAGCGCGGTGCCGGCGCGCGTGCCGTCGATTGACGCGTTGCCCAGCAACCCGGCGATAACCGCGGTCTCTTCCAACGAAACGCCGGCATCTCTGGCGACGGCGCCGGCATATGACATTGTTTCGCCAAGCGATGCGAGGCTTGTTTTGGAGCCAGTGAACGCGGCTGATAGAACGTCGCCGACTCGGCCTATCTCGTCGGCGCGGAGTCCAAACCCACCCATAATGCCGGTCGTAATCGCGACAGTTTCGCCGAGCTCGACGGTCGCGGCCGTCGATAGGTCGAGGGTCGATGGCAGGGCGGCGAGTATCTGTGTCGTGTCATATCCGGCCATGCCGTATTCGGACATTGCTTTTGCCGCATCGAGTGCGGAGAATTCCCCAATCGTCGAACCGAGTTCCTTTGCGTTGTTTCGCAGTGCCAGCAAATCGTTGCCGGTGGCCCCCGCGAGTGCACCGGCGCGCGTTATTTCGTGGTCGAATTTTTCGAATTCGTCGATTGGGGCCTGCAACACTTGGCGCGTCTTGGCCGCGAACGAATCGACGGCGGTGGCGGTTTGTCGTATGTCGGCGCCGAGCGAGAACGCCTTGCGCATAGCGTCGCGCGATAGCGTCGAGTTTTTGACGACGCGCCCGAGGGCCGCATTGACTTGGCGCATGGGGCCGGTCACGCGGTCGATGGCTCTCAATACGAATCGGAGGTCGAGATCTGCCATCGGGTGCTAACCTCTCGGATTGTAGCGCTGCGCTAACTCATGCCACCATAGCGCCTCGTCGATTGGCATATTCAGAAGCTCACTAGGCGGCCATCCGAACACATACGCCAAGTCGGCTAGGAGTCTCCCCCAGTGTTTTCCAGCTTTCCCAACAGCATACCGGCGGCTTTCGCGACCCGCTGTACGTCCGCGGCGTCCATATCGTCGAAAATAGCGACGGGTTGCCCGCAAAGTGAGGCGGCGAGCACGAACGATTTTTCGATGTCGCCGCCTTTGTGATTGTCAGACTTGCGTAGGTCGATGCCGCGCGCCTTGCGAAGGGTGAGCTCGTATAGCGGCTCGGGCTCGACCTTGCCGCGCTTGGGCGGCGTTACCGGCGTTTCTAGCGCGACGGTGATCGTGCCGTCTGCATTGCGAACAGTCCACTCGTCGAGGGTCTCGACGGGTTGGTCGGTGTTGAATTGGTGTTCGTTTGTCATCCCATGCGCCCTTGCTGTTTGTTAGATCTCGACGGCCTGTTGCCCCATCATTTTCAATGGGGCCTCGCCGTTTTCGCCGACTTTCACCGGCTCGGCGGTAAATGCCTCGGCGACGAGGTATGTTATGCCGGTGTCTGTGATAACTTCGAGCGTCGCATCGACGAACCCATTGATCTTTTCGACGTCAAAATCGCTCGCATGCAGCAATACGGTGTCGAGCATAGCCTCTTGTACGCTCTCGCTGTAACCATGCACGCGGCGGCCGCCCTTGCGTGGCTCTCGGTTGAATCCGCCCGTTTCGAGCTCGCTTGACTGCTCTTTTGTTCGTAGCAGTTCGCCATTGACTTTGATGTCCATAATTCCGGTAATCTTAGCCATAATAGCCCCCTCGGATCTCTCTGTGCCGTCGGCTTACAACAGGAATTGGATTTGACCGGCGAACACTCGGAATTGATTGATCAGATCTGGACTGATACGCTCATTGATCCGGTTCGGGTCGGTGCCATCGCGCTCGACGATGTAGTCGTCTTTGAATTGCTCGAACCCTTCAACATAGCCATTGAATTCGAGCAATTTAAACCAAGCAATCCCGTCGGCGCGAATGCTCGACGGTGTGACAATAGCTTGCCCCGGCGCGAATTCGGTCCCGTCGTTGGCAAGCTTGTGTCTGGGAAACCGTTGCGATAGGCGCGCTCGTCGGGAATATCTGAGATACGCGAGCGTGCGCATTGTTGTGACGTCGAGATATGTCGTGTCGGGTCCGACGATGTTCGATTGATACGTCGTGATCAGGCGTTCAATAAGACACCGCCCCCCCGGGTCGACAACGTACGTTGCGGCACCGGCTCGGAGACAGTTGTCTCGTTCGTCTCGCGTGTAAACGTCCGGCGCCTCGGGTGGCAACATGCCGGGCACCGGTAGCGTTTGCCTCGGTCTCGCCGGGTCGATTTGTGTTTGGTAGGCGTCGACGGCGGCGACGGCCGCGGCCCATTGCCAAATAGGTGTCGGCGATTGTTGGGCGGCAAAATTCGTCACGAATTGGCTGTTTTGGACGGTTGTGAATGCAGTGGTGGCGCCCTGAGTACCATTGATCGCGGTATACGCGTGGCCCTCGATTTGCGTCATCGGCCCCCAACGGCGTTCGAGTTCGGTGGCAATGGTCGTGAAGTTGGCGCCGGTGTAGAATGGGTGCACAACCGTATGGTATTGCGTGTCGCCCATTGCAGCGATAGCCGCGGTCAAATCCGGGTCAGTAGCGCCGGACACACCCGCGGCGATAGCGACCGAGACACCGGCCGGCATGGTCTCGCCCTGATAGTAGTTTAGGCGAACGTCGAGTTTATTGCTGACAGTACCGCCGTTTTTCGCGGTTAGAGTGACGACATTGGTCGCGACACCGCTTGTGACGGGTAGCCCGCCCTTGGCGGTTGTGTATTTCGCGACGACGGCGGCATTGATTGACGCGGCGACAGTGTTCGCATCGTCGCCGTCGGCGACAACAACGGCGATGCGCTCGCCGCCAATGTACACGTAAAAAGTGCCCGCGGCGGTCGCGGGGCCGGTAACGGTCAGAGTGAACGTCGCGGCGGTGGCGGCCCCGTCGTCGTCGAGGGCGATGGCCCACAATTCAGTCGAACGGTTGGCGTCTTTGAAGGCCTTGGTCATATGGGCGCCATGCGATCCGACACCGAATAGGGTCAGACCGGCATCGGCGCTAGGGATGAGCGTCGGGGTGTTGGCGGCGATAGTGCCGGCGGCGACTTTTTGGGCAATGATCAGTGCGACGTGCGGTTGTGCGGCAAGGCCTTGCACCGCCCGCGAACCGTCGAATTCGATATATGAACCGAACGTTCTGATATCGATCGGGATCTCATTGAAGCTAATCGACATGATATACCTCTGTAGCGGTGTCTGTGTTCGGCTCGCCTTTACTTCGCGGCCTTTTGCGTTTGTGGGGCGGCGTCCGCGGGTTTGCGCTTCACGACGACGGCGTCGCCTTGCACAATGCGTCGACACCAGAAACTTGTCATCGGTTTGAGCTCGCCCATGGGTTCGAGTAACTTGCCGGTGACCGGATCTTGTATGTGTCGACCGGGCATCGGCCGCACTACTTTGCTAGGCAAGTCTGTATTCATCACGGCCCCCCCTCAAGAGTTACGTTGTCTGTGGCGTCGATAATAGCATCGGACGGCGCGAGGTCATACTCGACGACGACAGTCAGCAAATCGTCGAGTTCGGCGGGCGAGAGTATGGCAACGTCAAAACGTTGTCGCCACCGGTACCCGATAAACGCGACGCCGTTCGCGTCTATGGTCGTAGTGAACAGATTTCTCGCCGATACATTTTCGGGAGCCTTAGCGGCGGCGTTGCCCCATGTATTCCGAGGTATTAGAGCCGCGAGTTGCGTGCCGAATACGAGCGCTTGCGCGTCGCGCGACAACGGCGTCGCCGGGTTGCCGCGGCAAACGAGCACGGCGTTTATATCGAGCTCGACCCATGGTTGCCTGGCCTCGCTTCCCGCTTTCCACCCGATAATAGACACACGAACGCATGGCGCGAGTGCGGCAACCCGTTTCAGCTCGGCCAAGTCGAATCGGCCGCCGTGGGGCGCGACCTCGCGGAGTGTCGGCAATGCGAGCGCTATCGCCGCGACGATATCCGAGCGAGCTTGTAGAATAGTCGTGGTGCTCATTCGGGCGTAAACCAATCCTCGATAAGCTCGACGATTTCCGCTTCGTTGTCGGACGATAGACCAAGATAGGGGCGCGGGCGGATACCGTCGCCGCCGAAATGCTGCGCGGCGGCATAAACTAGGTTCGACCCAACAATCGCTTCGTCGGCTGTCGCTTCGCTCGTTATCGAGTCGAGCAACCCGCCGTCGAGCTGCAAATATGAGTGACCGCCTTGCGGGCTCGCGGTCCCGTGCGGGATTATATCCCAGTGCGCTCGGTCGGCGCCGTGTTTGCTCTCGGCATAGTCCTCGCTCCATTCGGGCCACGGTTCGCCGTCGGGCGATGTCTTTTCTTCCTGTATTCGGCGCCGTGTTTGTGACTCGACTAGGGCGGCAATGTTCTCCATGAGCTCGTCATACGGCGGCTCGAATTTGCGGAGCGTGCGAGCGAGTCGTTGCCCGGCCGCCTCGTCGATATCGATAACGACGCCGAGGCTCACCACAGCCCCCCGAGCTTCGCGCGTGTGAACAATCGCGTGCTCGATGTGACCGCCGCGGTCTCGACGCCACGGTCGATAGACGCGGGGGACTCATCGAGTGCGAGCGAGGCTTTACCCGTCGATAGGTCACGGAGCCACTGCACGTTTTCTTTATATCGGTTTTTGTTTTCTTCCGTTTGGCGCGTTACGTCGTCGCTCGCGTAGTATATCGCGAGCTCGACGCACACGCGTTTTAGGCGTGTGGGAACCGTTGTAAGCGGCAAATCGAACCTAGCGCCTATGTAGCTGTCTATGAGGTCGGATGCATCGGCTAGGGCCTGTGCCTCGACGTCGGCGTCGAGGGCGCCGTCTCCGTCTTTATCGAATGCGCGCAACGCCCCGTCGTCACCGTACCGCTCGACGATGTCGTCGTGTGTGGCGTATGGCATCGCGGGATCTCCATTCGTGGCGTCGTCGTGTTCAGACTAGGCGCGCCATAATGTCGCGCCGTTGCGCGTCGGTCAAATCCGCCCATGTGAGGCGGCGAGTCTTGAGCGAGCCTTCTGCCTCGATGAGCTCGACCTTGCTGGCGCCGAGTTCGTCGATATCCCACGGCATCAAGGTGCGCGGTTGTGCCCCGAAATGGAGTCCGGCCCGATAGAATCCCTTGGGCCGCACAGAGGACACCTGCAATGCGATGTGCAATTCAGGGGGGCCAAACGGCGACGGCGGGAGCGAGCGTTGTTTCGCGGTCGAGGCGCCAAACGGGGGGGTGAGCTTCGGTTTCCCACCGGCGGGCACCGAGGGGGGCGTCGTCGGGGATGTTTCACGGCCGGCCGCGGTTTGGTCCTCGCCAGGCTCGGCCGCCGATGTGCTACCCGGTTCGGCCGCGGGCTCGGCCGTAGGCGCGTTCGGCGACGGTTCCCCCTCGGTGTTTTTTGTCGTCGCCTCATCCGATTCGCTTTTGGCACTATCGGGCGACGGTTGCCCCCCCGTGATCTCTGTCGTCGCGAGGTCGTTGTCGGCGGTTTTTCGGCGGCTCATTGTGTGCCTCGTGTTCGTGTGTTCACCCATGCAACGGCATCTAACCTCATTCAACACTAGGTCAGATAGGGTGTAACTAGCAATTCAACGCGTTCATAGTTCGTGTTCGAGGCGCCGCTCGCGAGTTTTTCTTTTTTCAAGATGGCCTCGGCCTCGACTCGACGACTCGGGCCGCACACAAGAATCGTCGGCATCAAACCGAGTTTGATACCGGTGTCGCCTTTACGGTTCATAATGGCGTTGTATGCGATGTTGAAGTTTGTTTCGTCGAGGTCGTCTGTGCAACCGTACGCCATTTGCCAGAAACCGAACCCGACGTTGCGCCGCGCCTCAACGGAGTAACGAAACTTTTTGCGGGTGAATACGGTGTCGTCGGTCTGGCGATCTTGGGCGACGAACATCGGCGCCTTGCGATCTTGAAACACGAACGGCTTGATTGACCGGCTCGTGTCCAAAAGCATCCAGAGAGCGCCGGCGCCGGATGTGAAGTTGGAAACGGTCGACCCGAATTCGGGATGATCGGTGTCAAAAAAGAATTGCCCGTCATAGCAAACCGTCGAGTTGCCGAGTGCGGCGAGGTCGAAAACGAGCTCGTCGATGTGCACCGAGGCCGAGCGGCCCGACTCCTCAAACATCGGCGCGTAAACGCCCAATCGGTCATCCTCGATGTCGTTTCGGTCGACCTCAACGGACGATTCGAAGTCCTTGTTGACGATCGAATAACCGAACGCCTCAAGTGATTTGAATTGCTTGTCGCCGATCCACTCGCGGAGTTTCGGCCATTGGCCGAGCCATCCGTATGTCTCCGACGGTCCGGTCGATGGTACTCGGGTGGCGATTCGATTCCACACCGGGGCGGCGTTCGAAAGCCCGCGTTGAAACGAGCCTTTGAAACCGATTTGCAAGGATCGTAATGAGTCAGGGGTGACCAACATCGCGCATGCTCCTATGCGTTCTTTCTACGGGGCGTTGTTGTGACCCCAAATCAGATAGCGTCAATCAGCATAGACACCGCGGCTGTCTCGGCCGCGGTATTGCTCCCGCCGACGGTGCATTCGATAACGTCGCCCGCGGCGAGCACATGGGCCGCCGAGGGTGAGGCCGAGTCGACGTCGCCGGCCGCACCGCCCAAGGCAATCGTGATGACGCCGCCGGTGACGGGTGTCCCGTTAATGCCGAACGTTAGTGTAGCGGGGCCGGTGGCAAGCGCACCGCTTGCGACGGAATAGAGCGTCCGGAGAATGCCGGCCGAGGGCGCGACGACGCGCGTTGTCGCGGTGCCGTTGAGGGCCGCGGCATCCGGCATGCTCAACAGACCGGATGCGCTTTTGGCGTCGTCGGGGCCGACTTTCACCCATACGCCGTCCGTTTCGACGAGCACAACCCGGCCCGCCTTGCTACGGCCAACAGTGCCGGCGGTCAGTGCGACCGTTTGGTCGTCGACGATGTATGCGGTTTTGCCGATGTCGTCGATCCCGATTTCATCGCCGCCGGCCGAGTTCTCGAACTTGAATTCGCCGGTCATAACCTCGACATCGAGGTCGGCGTTTGCCCCGGCGGTATTGTCGACGGTGGCGACTGCGACGCCGACACAGACGAGCGCATCGGCTTCGCTCCCTTTGACGGCGTATCCGCTGGAGTTGAGGCATACGAGCCCACCGCCCCATAGTTTGGTTGCGGCTGCTACACCGTAGCCATTCAGCTCGCCGGTTTTGGTCGCAATTTTTCGCTCGCTAGTAAGGGCCGTCATAATGGATCCCCCGGTGTGTATCGTTTGGTGTGCGTCGGTCCGGTCGGCGTTCTCAGAGTGTCTGTCTCTCGGCCTTTTTCATCTCGACCATTTCCGCGTCGGTCAACCCGAGTTGCTTGGCGACGGCTCGGTCGTTGGCGTTGAGGGCGGTTTCAGTGCCCGGTGGGTCACCCGGTGGCGGTGCTGTGGGCTTGCCGATGACCGGGGCGAGCTTCAAAAATTGATTGAATGAGTTCAAACCCTCGGGTGTCGCGCATTGGGCCCGGTAGTATTCAACCGTGGCAGGGGCGAGCTTGCCGGCGCGCACACCCTCGTTAATCGCCCGTTCAACCTCGGCCCCATGCTCGGCCTCGTCTCTTCGTCGCACGTCCGCTTCGAGCTCAGAGATACGATTGCAGGCTGTTTCGTATTGCTCCTTTGGCACGAAGCGCATCATATCCGCCTGCCGGCTCTTGAGGTCATTGACCGCGTTTAGCGCTTGCGTGGCGGTGGCGTCGGGGGCGAGGCCGAGGGCGGCGAGTAATTCCGGGTTCATCTCATCGGCTCCATTTTCGTCACTGGCGTTGAGCGCCGACATAACGAGATTCGGTC